TCTTCTTTTTTTGATATTGAAAGTACTTCTTTTTCTGCTTTCAACCTATTCTGATATTCTCTCTGCCTATCAGCTTCACTTGACGACTTCCCTATGAAATTTTGTATATCCATCATATAAATCGCACCGTTATCAAGTATCTCTATAAGTTCTAGCTTTTTAAATATATCAAGTGCTTTTTCAACCGTTCCAACCTGATGGCCTGTTAATGTAGCTAAAATTTCAGGTGTATAAGGAATTACATTTCTATACATCAACCTACCAGAACTACCTAAACTTTTTAAGTATAGCTTTAGTAAAATATTGCTATATAGATAGCCATCCTGCATGCTTTCTAAGATTTTTAGCTCGTCACTGTCGAAAAAGTCTTCCTTTAATTTTAAGTAATAATACTTTTTATTGTCAGCCATTTTTCTCTACCCTACACATTAAATGCCAAATCCATAATGGATATAGGCCTTCTCAATATTCTATTATGTTTACAGCAATCACATAAATCACATCTATCAGGTTCTACTTCTCCATTTTTAACCATCAATACTCTGTTTATATTTGATTCGACTATAAGCAAAGCTTCATCAAGATAATTTTGAGTGACATGAATAATTCTTATATCAGGCTCCGTCTCTTTGGTTACTGCTGCTATAAAGAATGGTAGCTTTTTTCCTGTATTTATTTCAACTATCTTCTGATAAACGGCTCCCTGTATGTCATAATTCCAATATCTTACAAAATCTAAGTATCCTATATCCTTCACCCATTTTAGATCTGTAATTGATGACATAACTTTTAAATCAACTATTGCTACTCCAGGAATGTACGAGTCCATCTTTATTTTCCATTGACACCCAAATAAATCTCCAGTCATTATAGTTTGTTTTTCTCCAGATAAGTATTTCATAAAATACTTATCACGCTCTATTCTTGCTATTATTTCTTCAGCTTTTTTGTAAGGTGCCTTCAACTCACCTTTTGCAGTAAATATATCCGGATTTCTTGATTTAAAATCATCCAATGTGCCTTCAATATATGAATCAACATAGCTACCTACAAGAAGAGCTGTAGACGGTTCAGGATTCCACCTTCCAGCAAGCTTTTCCATTGCAGCAAACTCGCATCCAATTCTTCCATATGTACCATTAAAATCTTTGAATTGGCTAACAGACATATACTGCCTGTTAGCTTCATCACTGTAGTAATTATCAGCTGTCAATACCATTTGAAATACTCCTACTCCGTAATATCAAACTCTTCAATCTCTTCACCTGTTTGCTCTCCATCAATCTGTGAATCGCTAGTATCTTCTACTGTCTGAAATGGATCTTCAGCCTCTATAACATCAGGCTTATTATCTCCATAGTCCTCATTTCCACTTTCATCAAATGTCTTCTGGTCATCTGTAATAGCTCTCTGCATATCAACTGATAATATGCCCCATTTACTAAGCAACAACTTGATAACGGTTTTCAACGCCATAGCATCAAAGTCAGTGGTCCATTTGCTTCCTTTTTTGTTATTATTTAAATCATTTCTGTATGCAGTAGAGTACTTTCTTGCATGATTCTCAACTTCTGCCCTAGTCATAAATAGCTCTTTTCTGAACCCTGTAAGAAGCTTAAACCAAGCATAATATCCTGCTATATCTTCAGACTTGCCATTCATTCTTTGTGTGCACTGTGAGAAGTCAGTAACAAAGTCAACCTCTCCTGTAATCGGATTGTATGATACAAGTTCATCCTTATATACAACTGAGCAATTCATCTTTTCATAATATCCAGAGCGAATTGCAAGCTGTATAAATCCCTTATACATCATCTGAAATTGAGCCTCCATACGCTTTTCAGACTGTCTAGTTTGAGGATTATACTTGCTATTGTTATATGGTACTATCGCTGCAAATCCCAAATTACTATCAATAGGTAAGTCATATGTCGCTGCAACAAATGATGCTGACATTATGGTATTGGGATTACACTTTTTAAGTTGGTCTGAACCGGCAACAACGTTGGTGATTGATGCCATAAATTGAGGTGCTTTCTTACCTAATACTTCTGCAAATTTCTTCTTAACAGTATCCTGGGATATAAGATTCTTAATCTGTGATACTACACTTAAACTCTCGTTTTTATGCTCTACCGGTAATTTTTCTGAAACTGACATTTAATATTCCTCCATAACTGCTTTTTTAAGTGGCTCGCCACATAACTCTAAAATTTCTTTTCTACTCATTTCATCAAGGCAATCTTCACATATGCATCCGTCTTGTGAATCCCAATACATATCATCTTCAAATATTGGACTACCACATACTGTACAAGTATATATAGCCCTTTCTTCGGTAGCATTTGGGCATCTTGGATCACATGGAATTGAGCCACATTCTAAGCACATACACTTTCCTCCATCTTCCTTAAAATAGTACTGGCATTGATTCCATGCCTTATTATGTAATGCCTTAACTCATCCGGATATAAAAGTTCTATATACTGGTCAGGCTGTTCAACATTTGCTACTTCCATTTTTCTTAAGCAATACATATAAATCTCTCCGACCTCCTCATCTGTGATGTAGATGCCTTGTTCTCTAAGATTATCAACATGCTTATACAACTTTTTTGGTATCCCCTCCAGGTTCATAGCAAAATCACTCCTAAAACAATTCCAGTCGTTACTAATGCTATATATCCGAGTATTTTCTTGAATATAGTAATGAGTGCCTCTACTTCAGCTCTTGAATCTATAAGTTCTTCAAGCTCTTCTCTATCTACAATTGTGTATTTAGTATTATGTCTTCTTCCTCCAAATACCTGTGCTACTTTAATCTTTGTTTCCATTTATTGCCCTCCATAATTACATAAAAATAATTTGTCATTCTACGATGCTTTTAACTCATCTTTATTTGTCGCTAATTCATTTTTTAACGGCTGTGTAAATATACCGATATCAAGACCTTTAGATTTACTTATTGCATCTTCCAATTCTTCTTGATTGTTTATCCCATAGTCGTCCTTTAAGACTTCCTTCAATCTTTCTACAATGTCCATTATCTCTTACCTTTTAATATTTTCTCTCCAATCAATTTCAATTCACTTATTACAACTGACATTTCATCAAAGCTATCAATAATATTTCTTAAAGTTGGCTTCTCATCTTCAGAAATAACTCCATCCTCAGCTATACATACAAGGCTTTTTTCTATCTTCTTAATCTCATTAAAATCAAGCAATCGTATAAGCTTCAGTGATACTCCCTCTATTCCGCTTATAGATGTTGCAAGTGGAATGTGCCTACCAATAGGGCATTCATGCTTACAATACCCTGTTCTAAGTTCCGGACAATTATATAAATCTGCCATCAATGCTACTTTATCTACAGGAACAATTTTTGTTATTCCAAGCTCATAATCTGATAAAGTGGACTGCGATACTCCAAGTAATTCAGCTGCCCTTTCTCTATTAGATAGGACTTCATTATGTGTCATTGCTTTTTTTCTAGCCTGATAATATATGTTTTTATTCTCTCTCATACATTCACTCCCTATGCTTTTACACCACCTGCTGTCTTATAATTCACATTAGATAGAGTTTATATTTCATCTGAAATATTAAGCACATCGCTAATGGCCTTAATTGCCGACTCCGAATATACCCTTCCATTTACTAACGCTGACGTATACTCTCTTGTAAGACTGACCTTCCTTGCCAACTCAGTTATAGGCATATCAAGTTCAATCAGCCTGATTTTTGCCTGCTTGCACCAATTAGATAACACTCTTGGCATTCCTTTTATTCCCCTTTCCGGCACACAATTTACATGCTTATATAAAAATGATAAAATCGAAATGTACATTTTTATTCAGTAATATTATGTGCATCATTAAATAATGTTTGTTGTATTTGTGTTTTGTAACTTACACCGACATTATATATGGAATATTCCAATTTGTCAATGGTTTTTTCCAATTTTAAAAAGTATTTTGGAGGTATAAATATGACTATTTTAGACAGACTTTTTGAACTTATGAATGAACGTAACTTAAAGCCTTCACAGGTAACAAAGGATATCGGTATCGCAAATTCTTCATTTTCTGACTGGAAAAAGGGTAAAGGAAGCCCTTCACTTGATGCAGTGACTAAATTAGCTGCATATTTTAATGTATCCGTTGATTATATCGTCAATGGAATAGAAACAACATCATTGGAACTTTCCAGCCAGAATGAAATTGTATTGATCCAAAACTTCAGGAAATTAACTCCTACACTTCAATCAAAGCTTCTTATATATCTAAATGGAATGGTAGATGCTTTGTCTCCTACTGTATCAACTGACATGGAAAAAAGGTTATCAGTATAGAAAAATATAAAGAAGAAAATAAAACGCCCATATAGGCTGTAATAACCATGTACAACACTTTATAAATATACCGGATGGGAGTTAAAATAAAATGCAGAATATTTCTGATAAAAATATAAATAGAGTTGCAATATACATACGAGTCTCTACAAATCATCAAATTGATAGAGACTCACTTCCAATGCAAAGGCAGGATCTCATTTCTTATACAAAGCTGTTATTAAATACTGAACAATATGTTATTTTTGAGGATGCAGGATATTCAGGCAAAAATACAGATAGGCCTAAGTTTCAAGAAATGATGAAACAACTAAGGCATGGGCTCTTTACTCATCTCTTAGTATGGAAAATAGACCGTATTTCTAGAAATCTTTTAGACTTTGCTACAATGTACCAGGAATTAAAAGAGCTTGGAGTCACTTTTATATCTAAGAACGAGCAATTTGATACATCTACAGCAATTGGTGAGGCTATGCTAAAGATTATACTTATTTTCGCAGAACTTGAGCGAAATATGACATCTGAGAGAGTAACTGCAACTATGATATCAAGGGCATCTAATGGTCTATGGAACGGCGGTAGAGTTCCTTATGGGTACAATTATGATCCTGATAAGAAGGCATTTAAAATAAACCCTGCTGAGGCTGAGGTTGTTAAGCTAATACATGATAAATATGAGGAACTACACTCACTAATACGTGAATCTCGCGTGTTAAATGAACGTGGAATTATTACTCGTGCCGGAAACCTCTGGAATCCTACAACACTTCAAATAATTCTACATAATACATTTTATTGTGGGGACTATCAATATAATGTCTGCAAGGAAGGAAATAGACAGAAACAGAAAAACAAATCAGAATGGGTAAAAATACACAATCATCATGAGGCTATAATATCTCATGAACAAAAAGAGCGTATTATAGCTCTACTGGACTG